AATCACAGCAGTTGCTCGCAAGATGTACAACTTTGCAATGAAGTATGGAATTGTAGATAAAAACCCATGGTCTATGATTCAGACAGAATCGCCTGCGCCACGCAAAGTCATGTGGCAACCGTCAGACCTATCCCAATTTCTAACTCATGCTTACGGCAACTTCAAAACTCGTGGCATTGGCGTAATAGCTCACATGGCGTATGAATGGGCGCAACGTATCGGTGACATGAGGATGCTGACATGGGATAAAATTGACTTTGAAAACAAGGTGTTACATCTGGAACAGTCAAAGCGTCGAGCAGTTGTTCACCTGCCTATTTCAGATGAACTAATGGATGTGCTTAAACAGCAAAATGGATTGTTTGACTGGCAACCCTACGTTGCACCAAATGTTAATGCAAAGACCCAAAATGGCTATGCACCCTATGGACTGGAGGTAGTATCACGTGTCGCAAAGAAAATTATCATTGAGGCTGGTCTTGACCCGGAGTTACGATTGGCGGATCTTAGACGCACAGCAACTACGGAAATGGTTGAGGCAGGCGTGGGTATTGCCCAGATCATGCAGGTCACAGGACACCAATCACCACAGTCTGTGACACCCTACATGAAGAACACCTTGACAGGTGCTACAAATGCGCTTACACTCCGTTCTGCACACACGGCGGGTGTACACACTAAATAAGGCTATAATTATGTCTAGGATTAATGACTTTATCGACACATTGGATTTAGGCGTAGGATTTTCCTACAGATGCAATTGTCCTGAATGTGGTGGCAAGAACACGTTCACAGTAACTAACGATAATGGTAATGTTTTGTACAACTGTTACAAAAATAGCTGTCGAGTTGCTGGTTCAATCCATCGCGACATGGACGTATTTACAATTAAGGCGAAACTTATGCAACACTACGCTGTACATACCCCTGAGACTTACGAGAAAGCTCTACAAGAGACGTTTAATCAATCGCCCTACCTTACCCGCATGAAGCCTGCTAATGCCGATGTCAAAAACTTTTTATCTAAGTGGAATATTAACTCAGATGATGTTTTATATGACATTCGCCAAGACAGAATCGTGTTCCCGGTGCATACTCGTTCCGGTAATATGGTAGATGCTGTTGGTAGGGCAATCACTAACAGACAACCTAAATGGCTACGGTATGCGGCATCGCCTGTTCCCTATACGCATGGCAAAGGTAAGACTGTTGTCATTGTTGAAGATGCGATTAGTGCATACACTGTTGGTGAGCTTGTCGGTCACAAAGCAACTGGCTTAGCATTGTTAGGTACACAACTAACCGACTTCCATAAATGGTACATCGGTAATTACTTTAACAACGCTATCGTATCCCTTGATCCAGATGCGCGTGACAAAACTCTAGCGATGACTAAGGAATTGCGTGCAATTATGAATACGTTTGCTTTAAACACACAAGACGATTTAAAGTACGCCAACGAAGATGACATGAAAAAACTGGAGGCACTGCTATGAAAAGCCAAGCAATCGATTGGACTGGATTTATGAGTCCTCGTGAAAAAGCTGAGAGGGAGAAGGAGAAGAATGCTCCTGCGCCTATGCAAAAGTACACACCAGAACAGTGGCGTAAGCTTGCCGATGCACAGCCCAAGGTGCTAACACCTAAAAGTAATTTCGAGCGAGACTACGATAAACTTCCAGAGGGTGCTAGGCGCTTTCTCACCAGCAAGTGGGAAGTTGAAGAGGAGAATGAATAATGAGTAAAGTACCCTACATTGAAAGACCTATGCTGTGGCAAGGCGATGGCATAGGATTAACAGGTGAGTGCGCGTACTTATGGGCTTGCTTTCTAGCCAATGAAGCTGACATGGCAGACAATACTTTTGAATATTCCAAATGGAAATCAATGGCCGATAGTCTTGCACCTAAACGTGACAGACCTATACCAGCCGCTGTGTACTACGCTGACCTAGAGGAAGCGATGGAGAAGTACGCTACTCGTGAGTATGTGTACCCCGGCAGTGACCCACAGGAGTAAGAGATATGATAATGCGCATAAAAGTGTGGTTTGTGTAGACTTAAATGAACAGGAGAACACCAATGAAACTCAATGAATTGATCGACACCTTGAGTGAAAACGAATACGTGCAAGAGGCACTGCACGAAGTGGCCGATGCTGTCTTTTTAGGGAAGCTATTTGACATGCGTCAGAGATTTATCAATGAATATATCTACGTGAAGAACGGGCAACGGCGAAACATCTTTGTCGTCAATGATCTTGAGAAAGATGCATTTGAGATTAGCAGACGCATTGAAGCGGCTGACATGCTCATTGACGAGTTCAAGCCTGACCATGTACCATTCGACTTCGACGGGTTCCCGTGGTGGGATGATGAGGAGGGATTGAATGACTAAGCACTGGCGTGACTCCATGAATGAGCGCAATCAGGACTGGATCAACAGTCGTGAGAAGCCTAAGAGTGGCGACTGGCATGGTGGCAAAGGGTACAGGTCACGTGTCACTGACACAAAGAAGTATCAAGACAACTGGAATAATATATTTGGAGGGGATAAGGATGGAACTGGCACTACTGAAGAGCCTGCTGAATAAAGAATTTTACGATGAATTTAAGGGTGACAAATGCCCACATAGATTATTCAGCAAAGACCTTAGTAAAATTAAAACTCTTATTGATAATGCTATGGATAAGTACCGGCGTGATTTAACTGTCAATGAGATCGAAGGCTTGTTCCTATCTGCTGAGCCACAACTAACAACTGCGCAAGAAGATGAGTACAAGAAAATATTCCAAAAGTTACGTCACGAAACTCCGATAGGAAAAGATGTAGCCCATGATATTTTATCTAAACTTTTTCAGCACTCCCTTGGTGAGGAAGTTGCGAACATAGGGTTCAATTTAGTCAATGGTTTTGAGACATCTATGGAGCCTTTACGGAGGCTTGTACAGAACTATCGTGATGACTTCTTACCTGATCTGAACATTGAATGGGATGATCTGGAAATCGATACATTGATCGAAAAGAATGATTTGGAAACTCGTTGGCATTTCAACTTAACATCCCTTGCTGATCAAGTAGAAGGTGTTAATGCAGGGCATTTGGTTGTTGGTGGAGCTAGACCTAATACAGGTAAAACATCATTCCATGCTTCACTCGTTGCTGGGCCGGGTGGCTTTGCTGAGCAAGGCGCTAAGTGCATTGTCTTATGTAATGAGGAAGCAACGCATCGTGTGGGTGCAAGATACTTGACAGCGGCAAGTGGCATGACCATGCGTGAGATACGTGACAATCCTCGTGAGGCACAACACCGTTGGTCTAGGCTGAAAGAAAACATCAAGATCAAAGATGCGACTGGTCAGTCTATGAACTGGGTTGAACTTGTCTGCAAAACATACGAGCCTGATATTGTAATACTTGATATGGGCGATAAGTTTGCGCCAGATCAATCGCATGAGGGATTGAAGTTGTGCGCTATACATGCCAGACAGTTAGCTAAAGAGTATGGCTGTGCTGTCTTTTATATGTCACAATTAAGTGCTGAAGCAGAAGGGCGAATCAATCCGAATCAATCCATGATGGAAGGCAGTAAGACAGGTAAGGCTAGTGAGGCCGATCTAATGATTCTGATTGCTAAAGAACCTGTAGGTGATTCTGGAGAGGGACAAGATGTGAACGAATTCCTTAGACATATTAATATTGCAAAGAACAAGCTGACAGGTTGGCATGGCCGCATTACCTGTAATCTCAACTATCATGTTGGTAGATACGAGGCATAAGCATGGCGCACAGCAGAACTAACGGAAGGTATTACAAAGACAACCCGGAAGCTGTTCGCTCTAGGGATGCTAAAAGAATGTATGTAAATGGAATAGAAATTTCTAAGCATCACCCATTGCACAAGTCAGGCAGGTATGCTTCTTGGCAGGATGCGTGGGACAACAATGAAATAGATAAGAAAACTACCGTTGGTTATGTGTACGCAATTGGTAATCCAGCTTGGCCTACGTGGGTTAAAATAGGCAAAGCATTAGACGCTATGGATCGTTTAAATGGGTATCAGACCTCGTCACCTCTCAGAGATTATTTTCTTCTCCATTGCAGATATTTTGAAGACAGGAATAAGGCTGAGTCTATCGCCCATGAGACTTTAATTAATGAAGGTTACCCTAAGCAAGGCGAGTGGTTTTTAATCACACACGAAAAAGCAATCAATTTGTTAGATAATATTGATTTATCTGATAGACAACAGGATTTATTTGATGCGATTAGTTCTTGACGTAGAAAATACTGTCATCAAAAGAGATGGCAAACTTCATCTTGATCCATACGAGCCAACCAATAGCTTGGTCATGGTAGGCTTACTTATAGAAGGCGGTGAGCCTAAACATTACACATTTGATCATGTGGAATATGATTGTACATATGAGTACAGGAAACGTGACTGTGACGAAATACAAGAAATTCTGGATAACACTACCCAGTTAATTGCTCATAACGCTCAGCATGATTTGTTGTGGTTGTGGGAAACTGGGTTTAAATATGATGGAGCCATCTGGGATACCATGCTAGGTGAGTACATTCTTCAGCGTGGGCAGAAGCAACCGCTATCTTTGGAAGCGTGCGCGGAACGCAGGAACTTAGTGTTTAAAAAGCAAGACACACTCAAGAATTACATGAAGCAGGGCGTACCGATTAACGAGATTCCATACGAGGAGCTTAAAGAATATCTGTACGCCGATTTACAGACAACCATGGCTCTTTATTATGACCAGTCCCATGACTATCGTGAAGATTCTAATCGGGGGTTAATGGACACCGTAGATCTAACGATGGAAACATGTATGCTCCTCTCTCGCATCTATCAGGCAGGCTTTGCTGTCGATCTCGATGCCCTTGAGCAAGTGCGCATTGAGTTTGAAGCTGAGAAAGAATCACTTATATGCGATTTAAATGAGTCTGTATTATCACTTATGGGTGATACTCCGATTAATCTAAATTCTCCTGAACAACTGTCTTGGGTCATCTATTCACGCAAGCCAATTAATAAAACACAATGGGCTAACGACGTTGATCCATATATGAGTCCTGCAGACTTTAAACGCTTTGTTAATGAATCAAGTTTGCCTGTCAGACGAACCAAAGCTTCCAAGTGCTCTGAGTGTAAGGGTTACGGAACGTACTTTAAAACAAAAAAAGATGGTTCAAACTTCAAGAAGCCTAGCAAATGTCCTACATGCAGTGGGCACGGATACACGTTAGCTGAGTTACCTAAACTTGCAGGTCTTAAATTTAGTCCAGCAAATGTAAAGTGGCACAGTGCTAATGGATTCAGCACAAGTAAATCTAACCTTGAGTATCTAGAGCGTATTGCCGTGTCGAAAGGTATGGAAGAAGCAGTTAGTTTTTTATCTAAAATTCGTAGGCTTAGTGCGCTTGATACATATTTAAGCAGTTTTGTAGATGGCATCAAATTCTTTACTAAACCAGATGGCAAACTGCATGTCCGTCTTACACAACACATGACATCCACTGGTAGATTTAGTGGCCGTGATCCCAATATGCAGAACATGCCACGTGGTGGTACATTCCCTGTAAAACGGGTATTCAACTCCAGATTTACAGGAGGAAAGATCATAGAGGCTGACTTTGCTCAGCTAGAGTTTAGGGTTGCGGCATTTCTGTCACAGGATGAGGTAGCAATCAAAGAAGTCAAGGAGGGATTTGATGTCCATGCGTACACCGCAAAAGTCATTTCGGAAGCGGGTCAGGCAACTACAAGGCAGGAGGCGAAGGCACACACATTCGCTCCGCTATACGGGGCAACGGGATACGGAAGAACACCAGCAGAAGCCGCATACTACGAACACTTCACGGAAAAGTATAAAGGAATTGCCAGATGGCACAGAGAGTTAGCCAAGGAAGTATTGACATATAAAAAGATCACCACTCCAAGTGGCAGGCAGTTCTCATTTCCTGATGTGAAGCGTAGAAGGAATGGGACAATCACAAACTTCACTGCTGTTAAAAATTATCCTGTGCAGTCTTTTGCCACTGCTGATATAGTACCTACTGTACTGTTATATATACAAAAGCAAATAGATGGGTTACAATCTAAGATCGTAAATTCGGTGCATGATTCAATTGTTATTGACATTCATCCCGATGAGGAGAAACGAATATTGGATGTTATTGGGTATGTAAATGGTCAATTAAAATCCATCATAGATAAAAGGTTTTCCATTGATTTTAATGTGCCTCTTTTACTTGAGGCTAAAATTGGTGTAAACTGGTTGGACCAAAAGGAGGTCTGATATGACAACTGAAATATCACCTATTAATACAGCTAACTTTTCTGACATGGCTCGCGCCATGGGCATGAGCGCAGACATGGAGAAGGCACCTGCAAAGTCTTCCACACTCCCTCGTCTTCGCATCTGGAACAAGCCTGTCATGGGACAGGTAGAAGTAAACGGCAAGAAAAAGAATATGGAAGTCGTTCCTGCCGGTTCGTATCGTCTGCAATTAGCAGATGATAAATTTGTTTACGCTGAGCAAGTAGACGTTCGCGTCTTTGTTCAACGATTCATGTATCGTCGTTATGACGACAAGAAAAACATGTACGTTAAAACTCTCATGGCTGAGGATCTTAACGGCGATCTCAAGGACAATACAGGTGGCTACAACTGTGGCAAGCCTGCTGGGTACATTGAAGACTGGAAAGCTTTGTCTGACGAAAAAAGAAAGTTCTTCGGTATGATTAAGCGTGTTCGTGTACTTCTTGGTGAAGTCAAATTGGTTAATCCCGTTGACCAAGATGGTAATGAGGTAGACTCTGTCACTTACCCAGTGATTTGGGAGATTGACAATAAAGATGGCTTTAAGTTAATGGGAGAGCCATTTACAAAGCTAGGAAAAGCCAAGCGCCTTCCCGTCCATCACTGGATCAACTGCACCACTGTGCGCGGTGGAGATGGTAAATCAGCCATCGAATATTATATTCCAGCATATAAACTGGATCTATCTAATTCAATTGAGTTGACAGAAGATGATCAACAACGATTCTCCGACTTCATCGATTGGATAGGTAATTACAATCAATATATTGTTGATGCGCACAATAAAAGTGCAAAGGGTTTATCCGATGATGATGCAACATTGATTGATGAACTAATAGAAATCGACGGGGAATGATGTGAATCATCCAGAAGAGCTAAAGATTCACAGATATCTTGACGATGTCAGGAAAGCGAAACGTGGCATGTCTGATGCCACAATCGCTCGCATTCTGTCAGATATGAAAGAAGC